TTAAGAAATGGTGATAAATCAACTTTAATCGTAACCGGAAATTGGACTACACTATCTGAATGTGACATATCAATTACTGTTCTAAAATAGCGGGAAATGCAAGGGACAGGCGAGAACCCTTACATTCCCGCATTCCCGCCAGGGATGCCGAAACTATGTTGTTCGTTACCACAATTCATTCTCCTGGCGAGAGATAGATTAAAAAGAGGTAGCAAACATCGTGCTTACTACCTCTCGGAGCAAACGACAAAACTAAGCAGCAGCCCACGTGCTTTTCACGACTACATCGGGCCGAGTTGGAACAGGAAGAATGTTGTGTTGCGTGTAAAGTTGAATTCCAGTCTGATGAGGAAGGAATTCCTTGCTAGCATACCACCTTTTTCCTTTCTTATTAATGAAAGGAATCATATCGGCAGGTGCCAATACTTCGATGAACAGATTGGGAATTCCGAACGGAACGTAATACGCTTCGTTCGTTGCAATGAATTTCGCATCACCAATTTGACCACGGTAATTGATGAAATAGATGTCTTGAAATTCAAAACCGTTGTAACTTGCCGCTTTGTAGAATTGCGGACCAAGTTTATTCGTTCGGAAGAATTCACCAAACTTCCAACGATCATACGCTGCGCGAACACTTGGATGCCCAATGACAGCATCAAAGTAATTGTCACCGCAGAATGCAACAATACCGCTAAACGATTGACTTCCGAGTTTATCGGAAATTGTACGAATAACAGTATTCGTTGTCGTCACGAAAGAAACGTCAGTTGTCAACCAATTCACTGAAGTTTGGGACAAACCAAACTGAGTGAAGAAGTTGTAAATGACGGTAGTATTGTCTGCGTCATAAACAATACCTTGAATTCCTTTCACACGACCGAATTCTTGCGTAACTTCGTGATCGTCTTTCATTCCTTCAAGTTGATCGTTCACATGCTCCGAAACTTCCATAAGTTCATTGGAAGCAAATGCACGAACATTTTGAACATCATCAGCAAGAATGTTCTGATGATAAGGATAGTGAGGAATTTGAAACGGAACTGCGGAACGTGGCAATGTAGATCGAACATCTCCCATTGTTCCACGAGCGCTAGTTTTAATTAGCGCTAATTTTCCTTGACGCTTTTCAATCCACGCAGTTGTAGTACGAATTGGATCTTCAGAATAAAGACCCATTTCGCCAATCATTCGAGGCTTATAAGGCCCAGTTTGAATTGCGACAGACAAACTCGACGCAGAGAATGCGTTGTTGTTGAAAATATCAAGCGTTGTTGACATCGGCATATGAATTATCTCCGGTTAAGATGTGTAGCGAGAGAAGATTGCCCCGTGAGGATGATTACAGCGTTGTCTTTTTCACAGGTTCAGTACGGAAACTGAAATCCTTGTTGAGTGCCAACAACGCAGTTACAATTGAAGTAACATTCAATGCGGCACCAGCAATATCGACAAGTGAAATCTTGTCACGATTAACAACAACTGGACCCTGAATCAGAACTTGATAAGGGAACTTGGAATTTGTTGTAGCAGCAACAGATTCAGCAGAACCGCCCGGCGGTCCTGAAAGAATTAAACCAAGTACGTTGGCTTCACCACCCGCAACCATGAGATTGTAACCAGCACCATTGGTGCCAAGTACAACTGGCATACCAACAATGTTATACAAACTCTGAACACCGGCAGTTGGGTTTCGGATAATAGCCGAAACAGTATTGAAATGCGGGTTCAGCAAGTAAGGAACCAAATCGCCAGGAGTGCAAAGTCGTTCAACGGCCATGTGTATTTCCTTTAAGTTTTTGTTACGTGAAGTACGAAGTAACGCAGTCAAGAAAGAAAAGCCAGAGAGTTCTTTGTTATTGAACTCCCATTAGTTTGTTCTGCTCATCCCATTGCTTTTTGCGATCAACCATGTTCGCAATAAGAGGATTCTTTTTCGGATCAAGATTTTCTTCCGATTCTTCATCATCAGCCGGTGGATCATTAATCGGCTCTTGACGACCAGTTTTCGGATTGAAGTTCAAAACCTTCGGATTCTTTTTGATTGCTCCGATGATCTTGTTGAATTGCGAATTTGGATCATCTTTGATGCAATCCGACTTCATCGAATCATCGTTCAAGAATTCGAGTTTCAACGCATTGACAGTATCCGGCGTGCAAATACCGTCAGTGACAAGATACTCCAAATCTTTCTCGCGCGATTGTTTCACCATGTTCACAAGCGCGGGAGTGACAACCGGCGGCGCTTTGACTTGATTCTTCTGCAAGTTTGCAATCAAGGTTTCCAAAGCTGTTTCATCTGCAACACCAAACTTTGCACAAAGTTCTTGGAGCGGCATATCTTTTTTCTCCTCAAGAAAGTTCATAATCTGAGCAGGAAAACCCAGATTTGAGATTGAACCAGGGTCACGATAAATTGGAATAATCCCGTCGATTATTCCTGCTGCTAACGCTTGGTCAGCAGTATAATAAGCGTCGCTGTTCATAATAGCGCGACATTCTTCTTCTGTCTTTTTGATCTTGCTTGCCATTGTTTTAACAAGCATATCTTCTGCAACTCGCAAACCTGCTGCAACTTTTTCATATTCAGCAGCGTCCTTATATCCATCTTGTCGAGCAATTGGAGCATGAAACTTCATTACTCCATTCTCAACCATATAAATCTCATCTGCGGACAACGCAAGAACAGCAGCGGCAGAAATCGCAAATGGATTTATATAGGCGGTGACTTTCTTCCCACTACTGCGAATCTTGTTGTGCATCGCAATAGATTCAAGAAAATCACCACCGTGAGAATTAATTACAAGAGTAATTTCAGGTCCAGCATTTGCAATCCGTTCATCGAAATTAAACGGTTGCATAATCATCCCGTCGAATATAATATTCTGCGGTCTGTTTGTTTCATTCGCGTACAACGCTCGCATCTGCTTCATACAATCAGCTTGCGAATCGTGTGTACCGAATGCTTTATCGGAACCACGTTTCGTCAAGTGGTATTTCTCACCAACTGCTTTGCATGTATATGGCATTGGTTTATTCCCTAATTTGCGTAAATGAGAACTCGTGAATTGATGCAAGAGTAACAATAGCAACTTGAGTTATGGCAGGTAGTAAAACAACTCAACCAACGACAACAAGGACAATTACAACCTGCACAACAACCATTCCCGCTACCTACACCATCAGAGATCGCTAGAGCTACAGATGGTGCAAGGTAGCAGGAGGTTCCAAGGAGTTCACCGGATAAAGGATCTTCTAATTTCAATTGACCGCAAAGAATCTGTCGCATCAATTTACCAAACTCACGACGACTCTTATTTACTTCTTTATCCTCAGACATTACTCGATTAACTCTACCATCAAATAGGAGAGCGCCACCAAGCAAAGTTGTGATAAATTCAACCATGTGGGGTACATGGTCAACAACGAAAGGAATATTATCAGTGTAACGCGTGAGTTGGAATCTACCGTTAACATAAGAAGTTGCGATCAAGCAGAAGTAGTCAATTCGATCCTTGATTTCTTTGTTGTTGATGTTATTCGTATTTGAGAGATTCGCCCAACGAATTACGTTGGTTTCTCCAAACACAATATTCAACTTCTCTTGTGAGGTATAATTAGCCATTTGTATTAATTCTCCCGTTGCTCCTTCACTGTTGGCTTTCCAGGTTCTTTTTTCGGTTCAGCAGTTAATGAAGGAGCTTTTACCTCTGGTTCAGGTAATTCGGTAGGCTTTCCATCATTCGGTATTCCCAATTCTACTTTCATATCTACCATATTAATCCGTTCAACTTCAGCCTCAGCAACTCTTGGATTCTGAAGTAAAACTCGGTAGATGTCTTTAATAAGAGCAAACTGTGAATCAACTAGCGGAGCAGGTTCGATACCTGCTTCAAACGCCATTTTCTTTCCGAAGTTTATCGTGAGAGCATGAGGAATAGTTTGTAAATTAAGGCAAGTAGTAAGTAAGCGGTGACGAGTATCAACAATTGCCAAAGAAATGTCACCATGTTCTTGCGCATCTTCTTTCGTTCCGTGTTTACCTTCGAGAATAGATCGTTCTGCGAATCCAAATCCTCGCATCATTAATACGTCGAGATACTTTTCTCGGTCGATGAACATATCTTGTCCACCACCTGTTGCAGTAATAAGTTCTACTCGCCATTTCCCTTTAACTTCTCTATCTAATGTGTCGTCCATCCAATCTTGAATTTCGTCAGGGATAGCCAAACAACCACTACTCTCAAGCGTGGTGAGTAACCTACGTGCAATAACATCATTTTCCTCAGGTACGCCATTATATGGAGTTTTTCCGACTGGATAATAAATAACCCACGTGGCCCCTGCAATTTTAGAATCGTATCGCGAAGCCGCTTTTTCGACATTATTCCAAGCGTTAATGGCGGGCGCGATGGTTTCATATACCGATTCACCATAATAATCTGTTCCTTCGTATTCAAAGTTTGTATTAAGAGCATACATTCCGAGAACTTTGTTCGCGGAATTGTTTACTTCAGTAAATCCAAATGTTTCATTAGTAAAACCAGCAAATTGACCACTATCAACGTAAACAAGAATATCTGTAAAATCGTGGAGTAATGCCTTAAAATCATGGATATACACATATCCTTCTTCTGGTTTCCAAACAACTTCAAATGGTCCCCAACCGTAATTGAGTGTGTTGAATACTGCGTGCATTAGAAATAGGTTGCGGAGAGGGGTGAGGGACTGTTCCAAATAGTCCATCATCTCTTTAGTTGCTTTACCTCTGTAATTCTTTGGAACCCAAGGCGTATGAATCATCTGCGATAGTATAGCCCACGTTGCGAGTTTCGCAGTAGGATTCTTTGCGTAACACCTGATTTGACGATAATCAAGTGGATGTTGATGATGAAAGATTCGAGAATCCCAACCAATATGATCGAGAATCTGCGCAGGAGTTTTCTCACTCTTTTTATTATCTGGATCAGATAATTTGATTACCGGCTCAAGTGCAAGTGGCATAGGCTTTAACTCGCTGTACTCCATACTGCCGGAATCGAAGTATACTCAACACGAATTGGCATTAACCAATGAACCTTATACCCAAAAGCATCTGACATATGCCCAATTTGCGTTCCGCTATAATCTTCTAATTCCATTGTATTTTCAATATAACTCATGCTATTCAAATCGCGAATTAGCTTTGCGCATTTTGGGTTAATGTAGCAGCTAATCTCCCCGGCTGCGTTTTGGAAAGCTCTATTAACAGAGGCGACTCTATCTCGTACATGAGGATTACGCGGTGGAAAATGGACTTTCTTTTGTCCGAATCTGGAATCATTCTTAATAATCGCATAATCTGACCGAGTAGCTGAAGTCTTTCTTGCTCGTCCAGAGGCATCTCCAAAGAATCGCCATCCGGCCATGTGAGTGTAATATTTAGCATGAAGATAATCCATTGTCGCTTGCGTGTGCGTATCTTCTAAATGAATTTCATCAAAAATATAAAGTTTACCGTCTGTGAAGTGTCCTAATGTCCAACTCATCGGAGTAACATTAAAGTCGCAACCAACCATTATTTCAAGTTTTGGATCGTACTTTGCTTCGTGCGAAAGATTTGCTTCAGTAAAGCCATAGTAAACACTTCCACCAATATCCAACCATTTCGCTTCGTATTGTTCTTCATAGTTCTTCGGGTCCATATTGGCCCGACGTGCTTCAATCAATTCTAATTCTTTTGGGGTACACGTTTCAATCGTTTTCCAAAAAAAGGATTTAACTCCTCCCTCACCACGCATTCCACGTTCATAATACTCCCTAAACTCAACTCTCCCAATGCCTGTTCTTTTCGGAATACCCAATCTTGTAAACTTACCGTTTTTCCTTGTGAGCATAGGGAAAATTGTATTCTCAACCAATCCTGGTTTTTGGTCAGAACCTTCATCAACCATAACCCAATCGGCCTGATTTCCTTCAAGACGTGCTGGTTTATCTGCTCCAATGATGTAAAGTTTTGATCCATTATACAATTCAATCGAGAGGTCAGTTCTGTTGACTCCTGTACGGGGATTATACCAATTCTTAGGTATATCTCGCAAAAAAGGATACCATGCAACTCGTTTTGCTTGCTGGAAAGTAGGTAATACATAATAATATAAAGGATCATTCCACGGCTTTGCTAAAGCCATATCAAGAATCATCTTCCTCCGACACAATACTGTTTTACCGCTTCCACGACCAGCAACAACTTCTTCGTGCTGACTTCGATTAGTCCAAAGTGCAGATTGAACAGGATGATACCTGAATTTCTCCCAATGGCACTTCGGTGCCTCTGTAAGCGGTTGAGTTTGCAAAATCATCGTTCATTATATGGCTACGATTGGAAGTCCCAACTGGTTTTCTACGTAAACAATATCCTCATCCGAAGGAATTTCATCAACACTTTCTTCAACTGGACCAACCCAATATTTTACTTCTGAACCGCGAGGTACTTCAAAATTCGCATAACCATCAGCAGCAGTTTCTTTAACTTGAACCGATCTATCAAATATTTCACCAACTCCAGGTGGAACTTCTTCAACTTGTACTTTAACAGTTACACCTTCTGCTGGATTTCCAGATACAGTCCAAACTCTAATACGAAGTATACAAAAACCAGGTGGTACTGGTGGAATTGTACTACCTAATGGAGTTAGCTCATAAGTAATTGCAGCGTCAGCGTTGACGATAAGTGAGGCACCAGGAAAAGAATAACCAAAAGAAGTAATAGCAACAATCCAAGTTGCATCATCAACATTAAAAGTAACCTCGCCATCAGCATCGGTTGGTTGAACTCTAGTATTCAAACCAGAAGTTAAACGAACATTAGCATTTTCAACTGGAAGAAGTGTAACACCATCAATCACAGTAATAACTACTGTTCTTGCTCCAGTGCCAGAGCCACCAGAGCTATCAACCACCACGTCACTGTAAACCATATCATAACAATATGAGATCGACCCGTCAACAGATGAAATATTGGCATGATATCTGGCATTTGCAACTACACTACCATTGTAATAGAAGTTGATTTTGCAAAAACCTGTACTGAGAGGATCAGTTATTTCACCTTGCCAAGTTGGACCTTCTGCTGCAATTTGTGTCATTACAATAGTTTCGACGACAACGCCACCAGCTATTACCTCAACGGTAAAAGATGTAAGCGTTTCTGGTGCAGTTGCTTCGAGTGTTCTCATAATTACTTCTCATCAAATTCAGCAGGATCAAGAATAGAATAAGCTGCACCAACAATCAAAGGTGAGAATCTAGTACCAACCAAATCTTTCACCACTTTCAACTCATCAAGAGT